TGCGTATGCAGCATTAGATCAAAGCGAAGTCGATGATTACTTACAGGATATTCTCGGAAACGAGCCGATAACCTGTGACTGTCAAGAATGATGAGACAACATCCGTATGAGAAATTATTGGACCGTAAACGTAAATGGTCCCCCGTAAAACCCACCGCTGGAAAATTAAAAGATGGATCAGAAGAGACCATCAGACGTGCGCTCGCAATACGTCATATGGAGTTACCTGTGGGTACCTTCATTAAGGAAGGTCTTGAAAAAGAAGTTCCCGACCACGCTAGAAAATTATTAGAACTTAACGTAGAGGATGAATTAAAACATGACCTGGCTCTTGGGTATATTGCTAATTCAATTGGGACTGAACCTCAGGCTGAATCCGAAGCACTCAGACTTCGATCAGCATGGGAGCAGCACCCCGACCACACCATAACTAAGGCACTTGTCGCAGAACGTGCCATCTTTTTTGTCCTTCTTCCCTTCTTTCGTTTTAATGGCGATGCTGGTCTTAGGACTGTCAGCGCCGACATCTCTAGAGACGAACAAATACACGTGGCCACTAATAGCCTTGTATGTCATGAGCTGGGTTTACGGCCTAGCAATTCTCTGGATAAACTTAGGAAGGCCACAATTAACTGGATTCTTCAACCCCTAGGTACAAATACCTACGATAGATATTTGGACAAAAAATTCTGGCTGGATGCCAGTGATAGACTAATGTACGAGGGTAAAGCGCCGGAATTTTCTGAGACCAAGGCTGCTAGAGTACCCGCTTTTTTTGAGCATAGCAATGCAAACCTCCCACAATATGCTTGAGGCTGTACTTGGCCCTCGCGTAGATGACAAAATACTTCAGGAGATGGAGGCTAATTTTCCACCTCATAATCCCCATCCTAAAGAAGAACTTTCAAGTATAATGTACAAGGCAGGCCAACGATCAGTAGTAGAGTGGCTTGTTAAACGCTTAGAGGAATAAGTAATGCCAAAGACTTTTTGGGAAGACTATGAATTAGAAACTGAAGGGCGTACTGTACAAACTCGATACGGTACGAGATCAAGAACTGAATACTTTAAAAACATCGGCGATGACTTTACTACTGAAGTTTTAGGAGATCGTGGTGAGAAGTGGGGAATCAGTGCTGATGATGCTCTAGAATTAGAAACCCAATTCATTGATGAAGTATGGGGTACTAATAATGCCCGATCAACTAGTCTAGATCCAACAGGTGACCGGGCCTGGAAGGATTCAAGCTCAGGTTATGATTCCACTTGGGGTCTAGATTTAGAACGTGTTTATCTTGATGATTTAGAAGTAGGAGACCCTAAATTCTATGACTATATAACTAAAGGCCCCATAAATTATGCTCATTATGAAAACGACCCTGAGTATAAAAAAGCACTTGATGCATTAGGTCATGACTTAGGCTCAGAAGTTGCAACTGATAATGCCAAGGCTCGTTGGATTAGAGAGGCTAGGGACTATATAGCCGATCCTACTAATAAGAATCAGAAACTTAAAGAACCTAAAGACTGGCCAGGTAAATATGATCCAGATCAAATTGCTGTGAAAGAGGGTGACCTATACATAGATGGCATCAGACAGCAAACATTAAAAGAAATAATGGACTCTCCTGATGGTAGATATAATCCAGATGATGATGTTGATGATAGGATAAAACGTCATACATATCAACTAAGAGATATCAATGATTTAAGAAGTAAAGAGTATAGAAATACTCTAGACTTACCACCAAGAGAACAGTTCGGGTTACATATTGGTGACCGGCGTAAAGGTTTTGGTAGAGAGTATGGCGATGGACCTAGATTAAAGTCCGGTGAAACTAAACCAGGAGGTAACAAGTAATGTCAAAAGTTGGAGACCCAAGCCTAGGATTGAACCAATTATGGGATCCAGATTTAAGTTATGGACGAAGTGCGGATAAGTTTGGACACCAAGATTACATAGGTAATTTAAAAGATATCTGGGATGCGAATACACCAGGCGAAGATCGTCAAAAAAAGTTGATGGACTATAGAAGAAATGTCCTAGACTGGATGGGTCGAGAAGGTAATATAAATAAAATACATGAATCTAATAGACTTGGTGTTGAAGGTGGTCTTGGTGCTCAGATAGCATCAGGTGCTTTAACTCATAGAATGCCAGGTGTAGGTAATCCTGGTGGTAAAGATTGGATAGGCCATGCTGATTTGATGGCAGCCCGTGCAGCTGGTCACAGCTGGGAAGATTTCCTATCTTATTTAGATAGTAACCCTGATAAGTTACAAGGTTCCAACCCTAAAGGTAAGGGTGGTTTATATGATCAAGTCGCTACTGAGGTTAGGTTTGAAGGAGAAAGAAGCGATTGGCGTGATTCTTTTGACAGTGTGACAGATCAAATGACTGCTAGCCAGGCAGCATTTGAAACTGGACTCCAATCAGTAAGTGATGCTATAAAAGCTCAAACTGCCAGTACTGAAAAGTACCAATCCCAGCAAGATGTGTGGAGAAGAAGGCAAGAGAATATGCAGCAATTACAGATGCAAGAATCTAGAAGAGCAAGAAAAGATAAACCAGTTATAGCTGTGATGCCAGGGTCGTCTTCTTATGGCGGCGGCGGTGGTGGCGCAGGTGCATTTGCTAGAAAGAAAAAACAAACTACAGGACTTAACATAGCATGACTGCCAAGAAAAGGTATGACGCTCTCACAGGATACCGTTCAGAGTATCTAAATCAGGCGGATATATCGGCACGGCTAACACTTCCATATATAATTCGAGATGAAGAACAGTTCAGAGGAGCAACACGTGATCTGAAAACACCTTGGCAATCTATTGGTGCTAAAGGTGTAGTCACCTTAGCCTCGAAACTTATGTTGGCTCTTATGCCAGTACAAACAAGTTTCTTTAAGCTACAGGTAGATGACTCACAGTTAGGTGAAGTTCCTCCAGAAGTTAAAACCGAATTAGACTTATCCTTTGCAAAGATTGAGCGTACTATCATGGAGGCTATCGCAGCTTCTGATGATCGTGTAGTAATACACCAAGCACTGAAGCATTTAGTGGTAGCAGGTAACGCTCTTATCTTTATGGGTAAAGATGGATTAAAGCTGTATCCGTTGAACCGTTTTGTTATAGATAGAGATGGTAACGGTAATATAATTGAGATCGTAACCAAAGAAAAAATTGCCAAAAAATTATTGGCAGATAAACTACCTGACATTTATCAAGAGATGCAGGGAGTAGATCCAGATGAGGATAGGGAAGATTGCGACGTCTTTACACATATAAAACGAGATGGCAATAGATTTATTTGGCACCAAGAAGTGTTCGATAAAATCATACCTAACTCTAGAGGAAAGTCCCCCATAGATACAACACCTTGGATTCATTTAAGATTCAATACGGTAGATGGAGAAGCCTACGGGCGTGGCCGTGTTGAAGAATTCGTAGGAGATCTTAAAAGTCTTGAGGCATTATCTCAAGCAATTGTTGAAGGAAGCGCAGCTGCAGCTAAGGTTGTATTTGTAGTCTCACCTTCTAGTACAACTAAACCACAAACATTAGCAGCCGCAGGTAATGGTGCTATTGTACAAGGAAGACCAGATGATATAGGTGTAGTACAAGTAGGTAAGAGTGCAGATTTTAACACTGCTTACCAGATGATACAACAATTAGAGAAGCGTCTTTCAGAAGCTTTCCTTATACTTACGGTACGCCAGAGTGAAAGGACTACAGCAGAAGAAGTACGTATGACACAGATGGAACTAGAACAACAGTTAGGTGGACTCTTCAGTCTACTTACAGTTGAGTTCTTAGTACCATACTTAAATAGAAAGTTGTCTGTATTCCAAAAGACTGGACAGATACCTAAGATACCTAAGGGTGTTGTTAAGCCTACCATTGTGGCAGGAGTCAATGCATTAGGAAGAGGTCAGGATAGAGAAGCACTTGGTATGTTCCTAACTACCATCTCACAAACGATGGGACCAGAAGCAACACAACAATTCATTAATCCTGAAGAGGTTATCAAACGTCTAGCTGCAGCTCAAGGTATTGATGTTCTTAATCTTGTACGCTCCATGCAGGAGATACAACAAGAGCAGCAAGCTGCACAACAACAACAAATGCAATTGGAACAAGCTAAGATTGCTACAGGTGATCCGATGAATGATCCAAGTAAAAACCCACAACTAGCGGAGGCACTCAGTGGACAAGAAGGACGTGGCAATGAAGCCGTCCCGCCCCCAGCGGGCTAAGCGTACAAAGAAAGTCCAACCACCTTTGAGTAAAGAAGATAGGGAACTCTTTGCAAAAGAAGAGAAGCCTAATAAGTATGCTCCAAAGATGCGCGTTGGCAAACCAACAATCAGTACACCTGGTAAGAAGGTCACTCATGTTGGACTAGGAAACTTAGAAGTAATTACTATCAATGGCAACACTAACGTACAATCCTAACGAGCAATCTGAAGGTGAACTTACTACAGAAGAACAGGAATCTCTAGAGGTTGGCGAGAAACTAGCTGAACAACAGGGCGAGTTACTTGCAGGTAAATTTAAAGACGCGGAGGCACTTGAACAAGGATACATTGAACTCCAAAAGAAACTTGGCACTCCGAAGGAGGAGACTGAAGAGGAGGTTACTGAGACCAAAGACGAGAAAGTAGAAGAGAAGGAAGAAGAAGTTGATACTGCTTTCTTAGATACTTTATGGGATGAGTCTCAGAAAGAATTCACTAAAGATACTCTGTCTAAACTTGAAGGTATGAAGCCACAAGATGTAGCTCAGATGTATCTTCAGTATCGTTCAGAAAATCAACAAGAACCTGCACCACAATTTACAGAGAAAAATGTAGAAGATTTGAAAGGTATAGCAGGTGGTGAAACTGCTTACAATGATATGCTTGTTTGGGCTAAGGAGAATTTAAAAGAAGGTGAGGTTGAGATGTATGATAAAGTCATGGATCAAGGTAACCCACTTGCAGCTTTCTTTGCAGTACAAGCATTGAAATATAGATACGATGATGCTAAAGGAGTTGATGGAGAGATGTTACAAGGCAAAGCTCCTAAGAGTACCGCCGATGTATACAAGAGTCAGGCTCAAGTAGTTAAAGATATGAACGACCCTCAATATGAGAAAGACCCTGCCTATCGTCAGGCTATCTACGATAAACTAGAACGATCTAATTTACAATTCTAATTATGGCAGACGCAACCATGTACGATCCTAAGAATGTCTCTGGGATCACCACCCTTTATGTAACAAACGATGCTAACGCACCTATCTATAAGCATCCATATTCTACTGGAGAGATAGCAGCTTATGATGGAATCACTGCAGGATCAAGTTATTCAGCAGGTACAGTAACACCAACAGGTGGTACAGGTACTGGTGCTACTGCTACTATAGCAGTGAATGGTTCTGGTGAAATCACTGGAGCTACAGTTGTTAACCCAGGTAGAAATTATACAAATAATGATGAACTAACAGTACCCGGTGGGAACGGTGCCGGAAGGATAACCGTTAATGGTGTTAGTGATGGTCAAACAAATGTTGAACTATCACCACACTTTGATACCTGTGCTGCAGGTACACTATCCACTAGCTCTTGGTAATTATCATGCCTTACGGACCAGGAACATACGGCACTAAGAAAGGCCGACCACCCACTAAGAAAAATGGCAAAGGGAAAGGTAAGAAAAACAAATAAATATTATACCTTTTGGGGTATAATGACAATAGCTGTAGTCATTGGACAGTTATATGTAGGGATTGGTTATCGTGAGATGACTGATTCTATTAAAGAATTAATAGATCGTGCCGACCTGACCTATCATCCTCGGCCATTAACCTAATTTAATTTATCTTAATGACTACAACCAAAGAACAAGGTGGACGCCTCAATCGTTTTGCAACTGAACCACAAGTTGAAGTACTTGATGTAAACTATTATGAAAATGCAGAGCGTGTAAATGGTCAACTTGCTATGCTAGGATTCATTGCAGCGATTGGCTCTTACCTATTCACAGGTCAAATCATACCAGGACTTTTCTAAATGACAACAACCCTCACACAACCCAAACAAAATTGGGATCTATTCTGTGAGTGGGTTACGAGCACCGAGAACCGTCTCTATGTGGGATGGTTCGGTGTTCTTATGATACCCGCACTATTAACCGCAGCGACATGTTTTATCATTGCATTCATTGCTGCACCTCCCGTTGATATTGACGGGATACGAGAGCCTGTAGCAGGTTCATTATTATATGGAAACAACATTATTTCTGGAGCTGTTGTACCTTCTAGTAACGCCATCGGCCTTCATTTCTACCCTATCTGGGAAGCGGCGACTATGGACGAGTGGCTCTACAATGGAGGGCCTTATCAGCTCGTCGTCTTCCACTTCCTTATTGGCATCTCAGCTTACATGGGACGACAATGGGAACTTAGTTATAGACTAGGCGCGAGGCCGTGGATCAGTGTTGCTTATTCAGCACCCCTATCAGCAGCCTTTGCGGTCTTCCTCATTTATCCTTTCGGACAAGGAAGTTTCTCTGACGGTATGCCGTTGGGGATATCAGGGACATTCAACTTTATGTTTGTCTTTCAAGCGGAACATAATATCCTTATGCATCCTTTCCATATGTTGGGC